TGCTCCAAGTATTCTTTTATAGCTGATTGCACTAATCTTTTTTCAAAGAACTCAGGCAATTTATTTTCTAATATAAACTCATACATGCTAGGCCAATCACTTGACCAGTATCTTGTTCTAAGTGTCCTAGACAATGTGCCTACACTTGTCTTTAAACTAGTTACATTTAATGTTCTACACGCTTCGTTAAGAGCAAGATCAACTTTATCTTTTTGTACTTTAATATCTGTAATTTGTTTTTCTAACTCTTCAATTTTATCCCGCATATTGACAGAAGCTTGCATCATCTTTTCTATCTTATTATCATCTAATTCCATATTCTCTCCTTTCAATAATTAAGGATAACAGTATATCATAACTATTTACAATGTCAACTAATTTCTTTATCAATTAAATGACCATAGGTAAGTATTATCCAATAAGCAAATTGTAATAATTCTTCAGGAGTGGCACTATTTTTCATTACGTTAGCTTTGTTGCTTATTATATGAACGTTGCCTTTTACATATCCTTTAGTATTGTCTATTCGATCTAATGAGGGTGATGTGGCTCTTGGTCCTTTATTTGAATTACCAACACCTTTAAATTCTTTAAGTATAGGTATACCTAATATAGGGCAGGTGGAAGGTATTTTTATATCAGTAGCATCTATATTAAATTCAATTCCTAGTTTTTTAGCACGTGATTTTATTGCCGTAATAATATATTTTTCATTATTATTTAATTGCCATTTAGTTATATATTCTTTATATTTTGCAGCATGCTTTTTTCTATAAGTCTTGTGATACTCTTTGTATTTTTCAGGATTATCCAACCTCCATTTTTTTGCTCGTTCATAAGGGGTCATTCTGTAAACTCTTCTTTATAAAGATCAACCAACTTAGTATGCGTATCAATTTTGCCTTGCAACATTTTGTAAATTTTTTGTTCAACAGGGGAGCCTTGTAGGTGCACTACGGTCATCTTATTTTTTTGTCCAGCTCTATCCATACGAGCACAACATTGTATGTATGTTTCAACTGACATAACAGGTGACCAAAATACAACTACGTTAGCTGCGTGGAGTGTAACGCCATGTGAAGCA